GCGTTCAACTTCAGGTGTTTGTGTTCGGCTTTCAACTGCTGCTCGTGCTTCACGGCGTTTGCTAAGGTATCGTATTTTTGCAGGATCTGCACTGCAGTTTTCGGTCCGACCACGGAAAGTATCCCATCCGTACTATCCCCGACAAGGGTCTGGTAGTCAACCATCTGATCTGGTCGAACCGCGTACCGTTCCATCACCTTCTTTGCAGTGATATACGTACGCTTCATTTTTCCACCCTCGTATTTTGTACTGAGGATACGAACATTGTTCTTCGTTAGGCACTGGTATATATCTTTATCAGGTGCAGAAAGCACCAACTTTGTTTGTAGTTGGTGCGCGGCACTGCTTAGTACATCGTCGGCTTCGAGCTCGGGGTATTGTACCCACTTGATCCCGAGTTCCGTCAGATAGTGCTGAACAAGTGGAAGGTATTGATAGATCTCCCGTGGCTTTTGTGGAGCAGCGGATGCCATAGCCTTTGCCCGGGAACGACTTTTAAGGGCTTCTCGCATCTGCTCCTTGGTTAGGACCACCCCCTTTCTTTGTATTTTGTACAGAGGCCATAGGTCGTACCTGAATCCACGCGGGCCATCGAACGCCACCAGCATACTATCGGCTTTGCAATACACAGCGTCTGCGCAGGCCATAGACACCAGGGACCAGGCAATCTGGTGCGGCTGTTCCGCAGTGTGGGCTGCCCGGTTGAACAGCCAATTTCCATCAACAACTAATAGCATTCTTCAATTCCCTATTTTTGGCTCTGGACATCCTGCCTTAACCCAAGACTGAACAGGCTCGGCAGAGCCATCGAACGCCGTGGGTATATTTTCCTCTACGAGGAAATCAGTTTCCCAGCAGGAAAATCTAGTGTGCCAGAATAAGCCGTGGCCGCACAAGAAGAGGTAGTCGTCATTTAAGAGGTAGTCGTCATTTAAGAGGTAGTCGTCATTTTCGTGCATCTTAACAAGCTGTAGGCCATACAGCTGCATTAGCCTTTTGATCTGTTCGTCATTCATAGTTTTCTCGGTTCCGGACATCCTGCCTCAACCCAAGACTGAACAGGCTCGGCAGAGCCATCGAACGCCGCGGGTATATTATCCTCTACGAGGAAATCAGTTTCCCAGCAGGATTCTGTACTGTACCAGAATAAGCCGCGGCCGCACAAGAAGAGGCGGTCGGCATGTTCGTGCATCTTAACAAGCTGTAGGCCATACAGCTGCATTAGCCTTTTGATCTGTTCGTCAGTCACTTCTGTCTCCTGCTACTTTCTGTCGGGGGCGGGCAGCCTGCATCAACCCACGTCCTAACAGTGGGGCTGGTAGTAGGGAGCTGTCTACTGACCCATGCAGGGCCGATGGTATATGTCTGGTCTGTCATCCACTCTTTGATGAAGGGGTTCCAATATTTTCCAGCGGACGCTACAGGGCGTACTAATGTCTCCCCGCTGCTGGTGTACAGAGCGTATACTCCTTGAAGGGCGGCTACCCTCTCTATCTGTTCCTTAGTCAAACTGCACATGCGTAGTCCACCCTTCTCCTAGATGGTACAGGTCAACGCACTCTTTGTGTCCGTTGCTGAGAACGAAGCCTGAGACAACTCGTAGATGGTACTTCACATCGTAAAGATACGCTACTACCCTGGGTATGCTCGGCAACCTGACAAGCTCCGGTGGAAAGGGAGTGTCGAGCACGGGTTGAACTTTACATTCGCGTAAGAGTTTTCGGCAAGGCAAGACTTTGAACTTATTGGGCTCGAACAAGAACAGCATTTTGTCTTTTGACGTCCAGCCAATGTATTCTTCGTGGGTTGCCCGCCCATTACTGTTTGTACTTATCATAGAGTTTTCTCCCTGCGTCCCCTAGGGATCGCGCTCGAGCCCATAGGTTAGCCGTCTTTGTTTGCCCGGCCTGGTATACTGATGGGTCATCTGACATATACCACGACCAGTCGTTTCCTCGGAGATCCTTTTCTAGCTCGACCAACCGAGGATCCGGCCTAGCGTTTGCCACCACACAGCGGGTGTTTTTCCAATTCATTTTCTTACCCATCTGTTTCCTCGTAGTTTGCTCAGAAAGTCTTTAGGGTGATACGCCCTGACGTTTATACAGCCAGTTAGAGATTGTTCCGGAGGTACACACTTTCCCCGAACGGCGCGACTTCGTCAGTGGTGATCGCCCAAATAACCGGGTAGTCAGGCGGGTCTCCTGTCGGTCCCTCCAAATCGGTAAGGACGATTGCCGCTTCGGGCACAAACCCATCGGCCCCTGCCTCCTCGAAGATATGGCGGAAGTCGGTACCTCCGCCTCCGGAAGCTCTGAGTTGAACGTCGATTTCTCCTTGAGAAAAAACTTCAACGGAGCGGATGGCCGTATCGAAGTGGTAGACACGAACTTCTGACGGGCGGCAATCCTCCAAGATCGCGTTCACATGAGAGCAGAAATAATTTTGCTGCGCAGTGGTAAAGCATGACCCACTGGTGTCCAGGAAAAGTGCAATCTTGCCCAGTGCCCGGGATTGATTGTCCGGGGCAAACACCTTGTGAGTTTGCAACACCCGCTTGTTGACCCGCTCCCAGCTCATCCCGCCGGTAGCCGTTGCTTGCAAGAACCGGGACAGATGCTCCTGCCAGTTTTCTTCTGGAGAAGCCAGGCCGGAGGACAGGATGTGTTCCAGAGCTGAAGGTATAACCCCCAGGGCCTTGCCTTGCTGGACAACCCTGGATACTACCTCCTTCATGTGATTGAATTCCTTTTCCCGCTCCTTATCGGACTGCGACGGGATAATCAAATCGCTGCTATATTCGGGAGGGGGATCCGGGATCCGGGAGTAAATGTTCTCTGCCGACATGCCCTCATACTGGGTATCAAGCAAGATGTCCGCCAGAGCGGCGGAAGCGTTGACCCCCATGTTCCTGAGCAGCAGGTTCGTCGCGTAGTCGCAAGCATACCCCCACTTCTGGTGGTGCCTTCCATTTCTCCGGTAGGGGTGCAGCAGAATGATGTGCAGGAATTCATGCAGCAATACGAACACTTGGTCGCTCAGCGCCAAGGATTTGATGAACTCCGGGTTGGCGTACACAGTACGTCCATCTGTTGCTGCTGTCTGGTGACAGTGATCCTCCTTATACTTGACCGAGTACAAGAGCTCGATGAAGAAGGGGTGGGCTACGATAATTTGCGTTACCGCTTTTTGCCAAACTCCGAACATAGTGTTCTCCGTAAGAATGGGGCCGGAGCCCCATTTGTCTGTTAGGCGAAAACTTGATCCATCTCTGCCGACGTGATGAACTCCAGGAATTCCTTCATCTTCAACAACGTCGGTTTGAGTGTCGGGTTCATCATCATCAGGCGCACGCTGATGACCTGCAGCTCGATAGGGAGGCGCCGGAAAAACACCAGGGCAGTGGAGACATCTTCGGCGCGAACGCGAAGGGCAACCATGGACGCTAGCGCGTGAAGTTCCGACAACTCGGAAGGGATATCCACCTTATCAGGCGCGGCCAGCACCTGCTCCAGAGAAGCCAGTCGCTGCAAAACCTCGCAGTACGTTTTGTATGCAAGGGCGGTGGCCATGCCGACGTTACCGGAAATGAACGCGCTCGGAACGGATACCTTATTGTTCTCCGCGTACCACTCGACATCGGATACCCGGCTCCACGAGCGCATGGACGCCCAGATGCCGCAGCGAGCCTCTTCGGAGATTTCCTTGTCGAACTCCTCGTCATACTTGTCGATCAGGTGGGGCGACGACTTGAGGAACGCGATGACGTTGGGGTGCCACTTGTTGGCGATGGCGTACTGGATCTCGTCGTCCGCAACCGGGGTGACCTCGACATGCAGGAAACTCGACAGGAACGCCCGCGATTGTTGCAGGACACCCGAGCGATCCTTCATCCGGTTGCCGTCCACCACAATCCTCATGTTAGCGGGCTTTTGCAAGCACCCATTGATGTCTTCGCCGCGAACGTACTTCTGCAGGGTCTTGACCACAGTGGGGTCCGCGTTCGGCAGCTCTCCGAAGAAGAGGAGCCCCTCGGCGTCTGGGTCCGTGTGGGCGTTCGGCAGTGCTTCGTTGTTGAAGAACCGCAACTTACCAGTTGCCATGTCGGGCATGGTCGCCTGGATGTCGATAGGAGTCATCGTGGGTGCGTAGAACGTATGGAATTGGAAATTCGGATTGGCCTCGCGCCGCGCTTCTGCGAATTCCGTGATGCTCGTGGTCTTGCCGATACCCGGCTGCCCGGAAATAAAGACGTTCATCTTGGTTTCGTATGCGATATCCAGGATGGACTTGATTTCGTTGACGGTGATCTTCATGATGTTCCTTATGTGATGAGGTACTTCCGGTTAAAAAGATTAGGCGGATGCCCGTTTAGATTGGTTTGCAATCTCGATCAGCGTTTGTTTTGCTCCGTGGACTCCGCCGTTCAGCGGGATATACTCCTGGAAGGATCCCTTGATATCCCAAGATATGTGCGGGGAGAAGCGGATCATCTGCACGAGAATAGTGTCGCCAGATATTTTGCGGGACAGGGCTTTCATGCTCTTGACGCAGTTCAGCGCAATCTCTTCCGGGCAGTCACTGCGCAAAACTTCTGCTTGTGCGGGGAGCAGACCGAAGACAACAACCTTCTGTTTCTGCACCGGGATCGCTTTTTCTCTCTTGAGGGGTGTTGGCGCGACGGGCGGGGGTTCCGGCGCTGCAAAGTTGCGCGCCGCAGCGTACAGAGTAGGAAGTTCCAGAGCTTGCGCCTCCGTCAGACTAACGTCCACTTCTGTATGGGTAACAAGTTCCCCGCCGGGGAGGCGCAACTGAATTACCCACTTCCCATTGATCTTTCGCATGGAGCCGGAGATAGGAGTTCCCTTACTAACTGCTGCCTGAGCTTCTCGTACGAGGGCATGTGTACGTTTACTGGAGACTTTGTGAATTCCTTCTTGATGAAGGAGTTCCAAGGTCTTGCTATTCACATCATGTACGGCCATAGCAGGGTCATTACGAATGATATCCCCGGCTATGTCTTTGAAACGCTGGACTTCGTGATCCGTCCACGGAGTGGGCATTGTAAGGATGGGCCACAACTGAGGGGGGACATCGGAGTCCTTGCGAACGGGGGACCACTTGACGATGGTAGCGCAGTTCGCCAAGGCCATCTCCAGAAGAGCGCGGGGGCCAAGCGTTTCTCCATTCTCCTTCAATTCCGTGATCTTAGCGGCCAAAACCGCTAACTGGAACTTTGTGTATTTTTTCATCGTACTCCCTCGTGATGATTATACTTTCAATGCGCAACTCATTATAACATGAATCTAAACCCGCCGTGTTGCAAAAATACAACACTTAAGGTGTCGGGCACCCCTTGTCTGCCCATTCGATAGCGGCCACACTTAACGTATGAGCAGCGGCAGGCACCGTCGCCGCTAGGGTGTCTATACCGCCCTCGACCACCGTTAGTCCATCTCCGAAGGTGTTTCGAGCGGGAATCCATCCGTGCGCCGTTACCCATAAGTGATTATCTAGCCTCCACAAGGGCGTACCAAACGGCGATACTACGACCTGTAGGGCGTGTAGGTTCGCCAAGCGCAAAGCCTGATCTGCGTTCATTACTCACTCCGAATAGTTTTTACTGCTCTTGCCGCCTGCGTATTTAGTGGGCCGCTTTCCCCAGGTGCAAACCTGGATCCCGCGCTTCCTTGCCGTCTCGATCTTGGAGCTAGCCTTTCCGCCTTCCTTGTAGAACAGAACTTGAGTCTTCGCGCTGAACGATGCGACAATTCCACCGTTCGCAACCCACTCTTGTTCTTGCTGCTTATCCCGGTAGCCAGTCCAGGTGGCAATCATTCCGTTCAGAGGAGTGTTGCTGCGGTCAACCGCCTTTTCCTTCTTGTGGGCCTTCACAGGAATGTACTCCTTGATCTGGTCATAGAAGGGACGGAAATCTTGCAGTCCGCGCTCAAGTACCTCTAGGGTCTTGCCGCCCATGCCCTTGATACCCGCTGCTGCATCTGCCCCCTTTCGCACCAGCCGTTCCAAGGGAACCTCGGCTTCGATGGCCGAGAGTTTCTTATCCCCTACTACCATCGTGAATACCCCGGATCCTACCAAGAGATTCCGAAGTTCCACCCCTTTTTGCAGGGCAGCTAGGCTACTAATGATATTTTCCGCCGACTTGCCCTTAAATCCCCGCTTGAGCAGATACCCTTGCTGGGCTCCCAACTTAGCTGAGGATAGTTTGCAAAGGCCAACAACGTCCAGTCCGATCTTTACCAGGGTTTTGTAGCGGATACCCTCGACACCGCAAGTGGTGAGGAAGTACTCTGCCCGTTTATATTTTGAGGTCTGCTCGTCTGGCCGGACCTGGTACAGATATTTCCCTACCCACTTGTACTCGCAGTCGGGAAGAGCTGGTTTGGCTTTACGAACGACCCTTTGAATCTTGGGGATCACTCCTCCGCTGCGAACCAGCTTGATCTTGGCCCCCACTCCTACTCCGTTCTTGAGCAACCAGTGCGCGTTGTGGGCTGTAGCATGAGTGATGGTAACCCCGTCCAGACGAGTCGGCTCGATCTCAATTTTGGGGGTCAGGCGCCCAGCGCGACTGGTCTGCCAGATGACCTGTAGGACCTTAACCGTAGGGGCATCGTCGTCGGAAAGGTTTTCCTTGAACGCCGTAGTCCACTTTGGGCGTTCCTCGTTTTCGTACTCGAAAACCCGGTTTGCAGGTACTACTACCAGACCGTCTATTTCGTATTGGTAACTAGTACGACGCCTAGTCAACAGCTGGCTGAGATACTCTCCACTCAACTGGCGCTTCAGCACATGGTGGACTACCTCGAATCCGCACGCTACGGCTTGGGCTAGGCCCTCCCGGTAAGGCATACCGAAAACCCCCAGAACTACGAAGCGCACATGGCGCAGTTGGTGTTCTGAGTCGGCGTCGAGTTTGCGGTTCAACACTCCGGCCACTAGGTTGCGGGGGTTCTCACTGACCTTGGAATAATGGTTCTTCCAGTTGTCCCGGGTCATGATGGCTTCGCACCTGACAACCATTTCGCTGACTCGGATCTTCTGCGGCAGCGTGGTGTACTTTGCGAGGAATGTAATATCTTTGCCGGTCACTCCATCGCCTCGGGTAACCAGCTGTACGAGGCGGCCATTTCTGTACGTTGCCTGCACGGAAGAGCCATCCAGCTTAGGGGTGATGATCCACGGCCCTTTACGGGCCCCAAGCCACCCGTCGATTTCATGAGGGTAGCACTTGGACAAGCTGGGCATAAAGTGAGAAAGCTTGATCTTTGTTTTCTTCGTGACCTTGTTGGTCCCCGCCCTTTTGAAGCCCACCCAATTCGGGTCTTCTTTTTTGATTCGATTTTCGAGACGATCGAACTGGTCATCGGTCATGATAGGCTTGCCCGCGTAGTAGGCCTCAACCGCCAGCTTGTATTGTTTTTTCAGATTCATACCTTCTTCCTCATTGCGACCCACGATTACCACGGCAGGAAGCTGTGGACTACGACGAGCCCCACGAAGGCTATTACAGCCACAAGTACGTCCTTGTCCATTGCTACCTCCTAGTCCTTTGGGGCTTTCAAAGTTACAAACGTATCATCGCCATCCTCGGTAATGATGATTACCTCATGATCTTCCAGGTCCGTCAGTGCCTGCCAGAGTTGGCTCGTGCTGACGAAACCGAGTTCCGAAATGAACAGCTCCGATACAAGGACTTGCAGTTCAACAGAACCGTACTCCTCGACGATTTCCCAAACTTTGGATTTTACGTTCATGATTTTCCTTTATACAAATTATAGTTCCGGCGCGGGGCACCCATTCTCCACCCACGACTGCACACACTGTAGTGCCAAGAGAAACTCTCCGTCCTTGTTTTTCGCTGCAGAGTAGTCCTTTGTCCAAAAAGGAGAATCGATCCCTCGCTCCCATATTAAGTCACCTGGTCCTGCTAGGTAGTAGTAGGATCTCGGTACGCTGAGTACCGGTACCCAGCGTACTACCCTGACTCCATAAAGCTGTGCTAGCCTTATAATCTGTTTTGCCGTCATTCTAGAACCCCAACTATAGCTCGCAGTTCCTCCAGAATATTTTTCTGCGTCTCCGGCAGGTAAGAATCAAATTCCCTGCGTGGCCACTGCCTCCGGCTTCGGACCCATGTTCTGCCTATAAAATCAGCGCCGGTCTTCGACCAATACCATAGGTCCGTATAAGAATCCGGGCCTGTAATATACATCCCGTGAAGGGCAGCCAGGCGTAGGAGCTCTTGATCGGTCATTTGTTCGTCTTCCATCCGAGAGGCCCCTACGGATGAACGACTTTGATTTCTTCAGTCAGTGAGTATCCTCTTCCAATGACTGCGCGGAACGGGATGGATAACGCCCTTGACTCGAGGCGTTTGCGGAGCCGGCAAATGGCCACCCGGGTCTTGACTGCCTTATCGAACTCCTGTGGGACCACCCCGGGCCGCGGGCTGCTTTCTAGGACTTTCAGTAGAACATCCATCTCCGCCGGAGACAGCCGTACACCTCTTCCGCTGTCATGCGTTAGCCTGCGCCCTGCTACGTATAGTGTGTATGCCATCGTCATACCCCCGTCACAGGGCGCGTCCAGCGGGACAAGCCCATCGTCATGATCCGCAGCACCATATGAGCCAGCACCCGGTCCACCCGAGGGATACGATTGAACGATTCAGCTCCCCCGGAGAAGGCAATCCGCGCGTCATTCATTTCAGTGAACATGCGATCAACTGCCGCCCGCTCACTCGGGGTAAGCCAGTGGTTCTCCACCAGCTTCTGGAGTTTGTACAGTGCCTGGAGCTGCAAGTCGTAGTGCAGCTTGCTGTTTGAAATAACACTCATAATTCCCTCACACTTTGTTTTGAATTAGAACGGTACAGCGTTGATGCCGTGATCCCGAAGGACCTTGCGCAGCGCCAGGTGCAACAACTTACTGTCCAGGTTCCCTGCCGCCGCAGCTGCCTGCGCTGCATTGTACAATGCTTCGATATTCGCATCCTCAACCGGCCAGTAGTCCTGGCGGAGTAGACTGATTTCCACTGAGGTATCAGTACTAACTCCCTGGCTGATGACTATGTTACCTCTGCCCTCAGCGGTATAGCCGTAGCGATTGCAGTCCGGGCGAACCCCCTCCGCCCACACCAGTCGTCCGATAGTACGAATTGCATTTCGTACTTCCGCAAAGGTGTTGTTCATGACGAAAGACACCATGTTGTCGTCGGAGTGGATGAGCTCCCCCGGCGTCAGGCCGAGCTCTTTCAGAAGGGCTTGTGCGATAGTAACCGGATTGCTCATTTCGATTCCTTTTTCTTTACGTAGTCGTACAAGAGTTCGACTACCCACGTTCCGACAAACGCCCACAGAGCTGCTCGTGCTTCGTAAGCCCAATCCCAGGGGGAGGACACACTGAGTAGGGCAGTCTTGGCGTACTGCACAAAGAAAAACGACCCGACAACGGTAAGCATAGCCTTTAGCGCCAGCAAGGCAATTAAGAGCTTATTCTTCATAAAATCAACTCCTGGCCAGGCCAGCTTTATCGTCGCAACCATGCCGGCCTACAAACCGCTGCAATTTTTCGGCACCTGCCTTGTTCACCTTGTACTTGGTCACTCCCATATATTTCTCCCTTCAAAACAATGGGCTACAACTTATTGTAATATTTTTTGCCCCTTATTACAACAATTATCCTCTTGTCAAACACAGGTGTTGCGTCTTTACAACACTTGTGTTGCGTCCTTACAACAGTTATAGGCCGCCCCGTGGGCAACACGACAGAAGGCCCGGAGCCCACCATGAAGTGGGTCCGAGCCCTGTCTACAATCCTGTATCGCCGCTTACCAAAATACCGATCAGGAACCCCCACTACTCCTCGTAGTCATGAGGGTCTGCTAGACCGGCCATGACCGAGGCCACATAAGACGAGTAGCCCTCGTCGCGCAGACCAGTAAACCGCTACGCCTTCTCTTCGCCACAGCGGAAATGCTGCGTGATCCTTTGCAGCCTTCTGGATGCGGCGTCTTGCTCGTCGTTCATCGTGTGTCCTTTTCTGAAGGAGATAAAATCTCTTGCCTCTTGGCGTAAGTCTTCTGGTAGAAGCGTACCGTTTCGCGCAGGAACGCAACGTTTTCCTGCTCCATTTTCAGCTGACTTTGCAGTTCGGCCAATTCGGTATCCCGCAAAGCCACCGCCTGGAGCAGCAGTGTTATCTGTTCCGCGAGTTGTTCGGACCCCAGCCTGCCGGCCGCGATCTCTGGGGGAGCGGGAGGGTGCCTGCCGTCGGGGGACTCAAAATACACCACTTTGAGTTGCCCGGTAGTCAGGGCCTTCACCGCTGACTGAATGAGTTGCATATCCAAGGCGCTAGCCATCACTTCTCCTCGTGAATAGATCCGTCGTGTAGCCCTTTGAACTAGAACTTTACGGAGCCACACTTTAGTAACACACTCCTGCAACTACAAGTGTTGTGTTTTCGCGGCACTTGAGATGTAGAAGGCGGCCCTCAGTTGAGGGCCGCCAGGCGGAGGTTACTTCCCTAGGCTCCCTTCCGCCGCGACATAAGAGTCAACCAGGGAGAACACGGCAGTAGGAAGTTTCCGCACCACTTGATCGCTCTCGATACTCGTTTGAATCGGAGGCGTGAATGTGTTTGACAGGACCCTGTAGGATACCCAGCCCTTGTAGTCCTTGCGGCGGACGTGCGTCTCCAACCCGAGGACAACTACGACTTCATTGGGGGCGTCATTCCATTTGACCTCCAAGAGATCCCCGGGTACGATGTCCTTGAAGTGCAGTCCTTCCGGCAAACCGTTATTGATAATTGCCATGATATGTTCCTTAATATGATGCGGGGACCACCCCCGCACCTACATTGTAACACACAAGTATCCCAATATCTAGTGCGGGTGTTGTATATTTACAACACCTACGTTCCGTAAATAAAGGGCGTATGAGGCGGATTACATGAGCAAGCCAGGGCTACTTCGTCGGCGGGGCCAAGGGGAGTGGAAATTTCATAGTGACCGTTTTATAAAGGAAGTCAGCATGAACAAGAACGTTATTATCGGGGGTGTGCTTATCACTGCCTCCACCCTCAATACTCTACTCGATGCTCTGTACACTATTGTACTGGACTACCGGGATACGGGTAAGGGTCCAATGGGCCGAGAATACAAAGAACACCTGTCCCAAATGAAGGAGCAGCTTAACCACTGGAAAACCATCCTCCCGTCCTTGGTTCCTGCTGTGAATAGTGGGATTCGAGGAGGCGACCAAAAGATCGTGGACTTGGTTAACCTGGGCCAGGAAATTAAGAAGGAGTTCTCGGTCTTTCGGCGTAACGAAGAATTTACAGCGCAGGAATTGGACATCCTGCAGGCGGCTGGCCTGTACCTGCGTAACGATAGCGCGACGGCCTATAAAAAGCTGGAACGCCTAGCGGGCACAGTTAGCAACTGGGCAGCCTCCCAAATGGTGCCGGAGTTGAGGAGTCAGGCTGCTGTCGAACCTGCTCTCAAGAAGATCGTTAAGTCCCTTACAGGACGCGACGATGTGTTCCTTAGCTTGGAGGAATCAAAAGCCGCGAAGTTGGCGCAGCCCGACCAGTACGCAGAGTATCTGGCATTGGCACGGGAATTCAACAAATCCTGGGCGGATGCGTTCGTTGCGTACGTTCGCAATCACAAGGACAAGCTGGTACCTTACCAAGAGGTACTAGACTTCCTAGATCAACAAGGGTATAAATACCGATTGGTTAAGGGATTTGTGGGACTGGTGGATGACCAGCGCCGCCTGTACACAATGAAGGGGGAGTTGATTGATGGTGTTCCCGCTGCGGTTACTTCCCCCACGGTAGAGATGAACCCCAAGGTTTCCGCTGCCGCTCCGTGGATCTTCAAGGCCATAAAGGCTAATGGCGCTGCCCCCACCTACTTCTACACAGCGGATTTCAAGCGTAGTAGAGCTATGTCTAAATTCGAGCTAGTACGTTCGGTGGAGAAGAAAATCCCGGCGGCCAGAAAGAAATGGCTGGCGAAGGTTAAATCGTTCAAGACCGCTGACAAAGAGAGCGTGGTGTGCGCCGTTTTGGAGACCTTATACCAAACAAGTGGGCGTATTGGCAGTCGAAACAATCCCACGTTTGGGATCGCCACGTTGCTTGTTAAGCACCTAACGATCACGCCAAACGGTGATATCAAACTGTCCTACAAGGGAAAAGATGGGGTTCGCAATCGACATGAGTTGAGGGCCAAGGACCCAGAACAGAAGTGGATTGTTCCTGTATTGATTTCCCTGGCTGACGGTAAAGAACCGAGTGAGCCATTGTTCTCCATGGACAACGGCCGTCAAATTAGCCCGGCGGCAGTAAACAATATGTTCAAGACGCTGGTGGGGTCTCAAGAAGTGACGGTACATAAACTCCGCCACTTTAAAGGTACCGGGTTATGGAACAAACTCTTGCCCACGGTATTGGAGAAGATCGGTCCGAGCGTGGCCCGTACGATGGAAAAGAACGTTGGGGCAGCAGAGCGGCTGGCAATGCAGCATTTTGTGAAGATGGCGGAGAAGGTAGGCTCTCTTCTCAATCACGTTCGCAGGGGCGGGTCAGGAGATAAAGTTACTGGTGCCACCGCCCTCATGAACTACATAGACCCAGTCGCACAGCGGGCATTTTGGCGGGCCTTGAACCTACGTCCTCCGCGCCAGTTGGAGAAACTACTTAAAGAGTGAAAATGTGAGCACGTTTAAGATTCAAGTCCGCCCGTCTTTCCGGGTTAACAAGGACTTTCATTAAGTTACGTTTGGGATACACAACGCAGACTATATACTCCGCGCCGTGTTCTTTAGCGTGCGCGGTGCCTGCCCAAAACTTCTTAAGCATATTAGCTTTTGTCCAGTTAAACGTGTATTCGCTTTTCACCTCCACTACCAATCTTCTGCCTTCCTTTACGGCTTTGGCATCTGGAAAGTATAGTCTGGGCTTGTCACTTACGTACTCGATGCCTTTAAAAGACGTGAATAACTTCCACCCCCGCTTAGCCAAATAACGAAGAACTAGTTCCTCGTAACCTTGGCAGAAGTGAGTTTTCCCGCTAATGACTATCTTCTTCCCGCGAAATACCTTGTGTCTTACTTTTTCCATGTGTATAGCATGAGCTACCCCGTATCTCTCTAGCATGGTGTTTTCTTTCTTCTTATGAATCTTTTTCCCTTTAGCAGCGTACGCTTGCTGGACCCCTCTTCTCTGTTTTTCCTGTATATAGGATACCTCCATAGGGTTAGCCGTACCGTACCTTCGGAGATTTGTTGCTACTATTCGTTCCCGTATAGCTTTTTTCTCTTTAGGAGAGATCGCTGCATTTCTAATCTTCGCCCGCTCGGAATACTCTTTTGTTTGCGTGTAGTTAGGAACTCCGTACCTTTTGAGCATAGTTTTCTCTATAGCGGCCTGACGTGCTACTTTCTTTTCTTGGGACTCCTCCCGTCTAGTTCTTGATATACGAGGACCCGCCTTATTTTTATGATTCACCTTTCGACAAGCTTCGCTGCAGGTTTTCTTGTTGAGTCTGTTTATGCGAGCTCCGCACACAATGCACTTGGGTAACCCGTCGTAAGCTAGCCCCAACATAACTGCCTGTTGAAAGTGCCCACCAAATTTAGGAGGCATCCCAAATTCCTCCCCTACTTTGGTTACCCAGTATCCTAAACCAGCGTCCTTGAGTTCCTTAGCTATATACCTTATACGTTTTTCCTCAATATTTTTCCTTATTAGCAACTGGACTTTTTTAGGGAACTTTTGTTTGGCTCGCCACTGCTGCACTTTTTTATATATAGCCAGTGCTTTTCGGTTTTTCCTATCATTTGTTGTCATTAACATATCTCCGAAGGACTATACAATGAAATTGTTTGCCGTGTCTGCGCCTGCGCAGTTAACTTTTTTTACGCATAGACCCGGCCGCCCAGTTGGTGTTCTTCCGGGCTCTGAATCTGCGCCCTCCCCGGCAGTTGGAGAAGATGTTGAAGGATAACCGATGAAAATCATATTTCTGGATATAGACGGGGTGCTGAACTCCGCATCCTCCTGCCTAGCCCTTGGCGGGTATCCACAGGCCAGGTCATATCCAGGAGGAGGTCACTGGGAGCTGTTTGATCCCATAGCGTGCGCGATTCTACGCAAGATTGTCGGTACAACTGGGGCTAACTGTGTATTATCCTCTACCTGGAGGAGTATGGGCGCAGTGTATGTGGCCCAGCTGGCCCAGCACTTGCAGGTTCCAATAGTGGGGGTTACCAGATGTGACAAGGGCGATGAGCCGCGAGGCGAGCAAATAGATGACTGGCTAGTTGAACATCCTGAGGTTTCTAGGTACATAATTATCGACGACAATTCCGATATGTTACCGCATCAGGAGGAATTCTTCGTACACGTTAATGGCGCGTACGGTCTGGGCTATGACCACTTTATAAAATCCGTTAGGCTATTAGGGGAAAACAATGAAGTTAACTGCTAGTCAGTCCACGGGGATAGGGGCAGGGGCCCTTATCTATTGTAAGAGCACAGGAAAACTTCTACTGGCCTTGCGGTCGGAGAAATGTGACGCCCCCAACACCTGGTGTTGCTTTGGTGGAGGGGTAGAGCGCGGCGAAACCTTGGTCCAAGGGGTTCGCAGGGAGTTCCGGGAGGAATTCGGCGTATCCTTGGACTGCCCGCTTTATCATATCCACATTTCCCACCTAGCGGATAAGCAGGGCAACACCATGTTCACCTACCATAACTTCCTAGGCATAGTGGAAGAACCTTTCTCCGGGACACTCAACGACGAGCACACGGAATGGGGATGGTTTAGTGGTAGTAAACTGCCACAACCTCTACACCCGGAGTTCCGGGAAGCACTTGCCACTACCAGAGCCCAGTTACTATTAACCTCTCTTAAGGGAATCTGATGAACCCGAGTAAGGTACGTATTCTACATAAGGGCACTACGTTGAATGGCCCGGCTACGCTGGTGGCCCCCGTAGTAGACGAGGAGTTTGAGGATGCCTCTCTAGAGTTACCCGCAGGGTGGTGTTTGATAAAGTCTAAGTCATCTAGACTGTTTAGGCCCAGGCAGCAGTCACTGCCATCGGTCAAAGTTCATTATTATCCACTGATGGTGGATGTAGATTATCGGCAAGGGAAGGAAGTCACATCGAAGAGGATTAAGTGCAGGTCCATTGCGGACCTAATTCGAGTGACCAGAGACCAGCTGTACGAGTGGTCATAGACAGACTACAGGTGAATAAATGAGAAAAGGGAACCATAATCAAATATGGTTCCCTTTTTTCTTTTTTACTGCTCAGCGGCCATGCGGGTTACGAACTTTCAGTAGGGCCTTGGCTGCCGGAGTTTTCATGTTCCTCAGGGCCTTGCGAATGTAAACCCAAGAAGAACCTTGCGCAAACTCATCTCCTATTGCCAGGGTAAGCATACGATCCTTGTAAGTCAGGGTCACCATCCCTTTGACCCCCAGTTTCTTGACCTGCGGGTTGGTGGCCTTCCAGATCAGTGTACCTTGACCGCCACCCAGGTCCTTCTGCTTGTCCCACTGGCCGAAGACCGTGGATACCACGCCAGTAGCAAGGTCCAGTTGTTTGGGGGTGGCTGCCAGAATACGTTGTGCAAATTGATTCATGATTTTCCTCGTTGATTTGAATGCCGTACACTTACTTTATTGTACAACGTTCGCTACTAATTAGTAAGGCGGGGGTTGTGATCTTACAACCCCCTTCCCCTTACATCGCTGCAGTTTCGTTCACAGCCTTGATTAGCTCGTCCGCGTACTCCGGGGCGTAGCTGAACAGAGTGCGCCAGTAATCAGCAGCACGAGCCTTCTCCTCGCTCGTCATTACCCGCGCTTTGATTTGGGCGTGGAGCTCCCGGTCAATGGTAACGGGATAGACCCCGGCGATCATCTCATTGCGAACCACTGTTCTGTTACCCGTTGACGCAGCAATAACTTCGCAGGCGCTGTCGTTACTGCGGGTAACAAATCCGTAGTCCATGATGCCTTGGGGTGTGCAGAATGCAGTGAACTCCGCCTTTGCAGCCTTGGCCGTTGTCACCCGACTAATACGAGGCACATCCGAGCGGGACACCACGGAAGCCTCTACCAGTTCTGACAGATCCTCGTGGCCGTGCCGGGCAACATACGGACCGGTGGGACCGGAACGAACTTCCCACAGAGTGCGGTCCTGCTTGTCCATCAGCAAGTTAGACCCCATTACTTTGTAGCGCGCAGTAAGGTCTCCCTTCTTCCCTGCTGTATCCAATTCTCTGGTCTGGCGGTTGGCCCGGATGAATCCGATAGCGGAGTTGGATGTGAGTTTACGGAAGCTCCCTTCCACTGGGGCTGCCAGATACTGAAGTTTGGCGCACAACATTTCTGCCATCTCAGTCTTACTGAGGTTGCCAGTGGTGGCTACGATTACCTTCGCCAGCGTAGGCTTCAGCAGCTTGTAGTCGGTCAGGCTAAGAGTCTTGGTCAAATCCATGGTATTACCTTTTCAGTTGTGAGCCTCTAGGGCAGTGAATGTTTGGCGTAACGCTCTACAATCAAATTGACTTACAGCGTAGATATGTCGATGGAGCTACCCCGATCAGGATCCCTCCCGTTAACGGCAAAGATCCACGAAAGACCCTTCCTTTGATTTACTACGATGCTGAACACCAGATTATGCTTGCGCACAATCTTGAACAAATTTGCCATTTCCCCAGCATCCATATAGGTAAGTTGCTGTAAACGGATGACATATGTGTTATCGTCGGCGTTAGCGTACCGGGTCGAGTATGTCCCAAACATAGATTTGGCCCACGCATCCAACTCTCTGCGCCAAGCCAGCGAATCCGCAGCCTCTATCAATACAGGCA